TATATAAATTAGTCTTTTTTAGCAACTAAAGACGCTACATGGCCTCTATACATTCTATTTCCAAAATGAGACAAAGGCATAGCTAAATCAGCCCATATTTCTCCACCGCACTCTTGCCATAGTCTTGAGAAATAATAATCCTCTGATAGATACCTTACCATGTTTAAAGTTTTGTAAGGACCAACTGCAAATAAATCATAACAATTATCGGACCTATAATGAAGACCATTTACTATTTGATCAGTTTCATATTTTCTTTCAGGAAACTTTTTCATCATAGTTCTAAACACTTCTCTTTTAACTAGCATCATCCCTGTTGCAGCTTCATTAACTCTAAAAAATCCATTCTCACCAGACAGTTCACCCGGTCTATCAAAGTTAACATTATACCCTAATGCTTTTGCCTCTATTTCTGCATTATCAGCATTAGGATTTTCTTCTAAAATTTTTTTTATCTTTTCCAGATAAATATGTTTTCTTGGATAAATGCCACAGACGATATCTTTGTCTGCGCAAATTAATCTTTCAATATTCGTATAATCAAACCCTATATCTGCATCAATAAACAATAAGTGTGTAGCTGCAAAATCAGTTTGATCTAACATCATAGATACAAGTGTGTTACGTGCTCTAGTTATTAAACTTTCATTTCCCATGGTTTGTATTCTCATTTTAATACCAGTATTGTGCGTATAGTTTTGTAGCTGTAATAATCCATGTAAGGTTGGTTCTGAAAGCATTCCTCCATACATAGGCATTCCTACGAATATTTTTAAATTTTTATCTTTTAATTCTTCCGGTTTAATCATTCTTGAACCACCCTGGTAATCCTAACATAGGTCTTTTATCATTTAAATTTGTAGTTCCAAAAGGACCGTTCGAGTCATTGTAATGAATAAAAACCTGTCCACAATCATATCCTTGAAATGGATCTCTCCAGTGTTCTACATGAGTGCCTCTATATATTAACATGTCACCTGGATTTAAATTTACTGTTACTCCCTCTAAACCCGTTTCTCCCGAGGGCTCTAATTTAATAGGCCAAGCATCACCACCTAAATTCATTGTTCCTGATATTTCACACGAGGGTCTATCTTTATGTCTATGTAATTCGTCTCCATATTTGTAAATTCTAGCATAAGTATAACAAGGTATTAGTTCAAGACCTGTTGCTTTTTTCATTAAAGGTAAGGTTCTGGTCATTAAAGTTTCCATGACAAGATCAGCATAGTGAGAATATGTGTTGGGTATTTGTGTGTCTCTCCAAGTTCCCCATGTTTCATCAAAAGGAGACAGAAATTTTGATTCTTGTAATACCTGCGCAACAGCTCTTTTATTTTGAAAGTATTGATAAACAAACGAACAAAGTTCACTTGATATGACACTTTTTACAACATCATAATTATTTTTTTGAAACATATTTTGTTTACTTTTAGGCATTATTATTCTCCTTGTCTAAATTAGGTATTGCTTGAATATTAAAATGAATAAATCTAAAGGGATCTCCCTTTTGCACTACGTATTGATGAGCCATATAGGCGGGTGAAAAAATTAAAGTGCCTGGATTAACTTTCCAGTGCACTGCTTCACTAGCGTATGTAATATTATTTTTATTTTTTTCTGGTAATTTAGACACAACATGCCCCACTCTAGGATCATTAAAAACTGGCATGGAGGATGTCTCACCACATTTTAAATAAAAAAAACCTGTTACATGATTATTAGAATGTATGTGAGTATTATGATGTCCTCCACCATCCTTAGGAAATTCTTGTACCCAAAACTCTGTGTAAATTAAATTGTGATTTGATAAATCATATCCCATCCAATCTAAAAACTCATAAGATCTTCTACCTATGTAATCAGTGTAAATTCTAATTTCAGGGCGATTCATAAAATTATTACTATGATGAACTATTCCAAAATCAGATTTATTTTTTTTTATTCTTTCTTTGTTGCTTTCTCTAGCTGCATCTATTAAAGGATCAGTTATTTTTAATAAATCATTTACCCACTCAGTTTTTGACTCAACCCAAATGGGTGTTTTAAAATATTCCTCTACAATCATACGAAGGGGTTACCACAATTCCAAATCACTAATGAGTAACGAGTGCCTTTTGTTACGGGGGTTACACGATGCCAAAGAAAAGAAGGAAAAATAATTAAGGAACCTTTTTTTCTAGCATCTTGTGATGTAATTATGTTAGGAGTAGCATCACTGTGATTGCGTAAATCAAATTCTAAATCTCCACCTTCGTAAGTATCTCCATCCGCTAGTGATACGGTAACAGATAGTTTTCTAACTAAACCGTGAAAAGGATTACCAGGTTTATTCATGGGACTTTTAAATTGATCAATATGCCAAGTATAGTGTTGCGTTTTTCCATATTTTGTCCATTGACAAGGCTCAGATCTACTCCATTGAAAATTCCAATTCGATTGTATATTTGCTTCTCTAACAAAAGGAAGTATAGCATTGTAAATCCATGGCTCATCTAACCAACAAACAGAAGAGTTTCTTGTTTTATATAATTTTTTAAAGTCCTGCTCTGTCTCGGGTTCCTTAACCTGATCGCCAGTAATAGCAACTTGCTGTGTTTTTTGTTCTCCATAATTAACTAAATCATCACAGAGTCTAGAAGGTAAGCCTTCTGAAAAGACATAAAAATAATTATCTAAGTTCATTTCTATAATTCATCTAAAACATATCAGACTAATTGAAATTTAAAAGATAAAATAATATTAGGTTCCTTATTAGTGTTTACAGTATAGGAGTGTCTTAACTCAGAATTAAAAATAACGACCTCTTTTTCCTTTAGTTTACGTCTATATTTCATGTGTCTTTTTCTACCTTGCTCATACTCAAATTCTATAAAACTTGGTTTTTCACCTGTTTTACATGTAACAATAGCCGATATATCACTAGAATTATTTTCTAAATCATATTCGTCAATGTGATGATGGTAATTTATTTGATGTCCTTGAGGTATCACAATACCTGCTTGATGTAATAGTACAGGAGTTTTTTTACTTTTTAAATTGTAGTGGTCTCTGATAAAATCAGCAATCCAAGTTATATTTTTATCATGATCTAAATTTAGGTAATTATTTAAATAACTGA